CACTTGATGACATTATCTTTGCATACGGTGGTAGCGAAGATGTTGAAGGTGGAGCAGTATTAATTTTAAACAAAAATGACTTAAGAGCATTTGCAAGATTAAGAACTGAAGAGGGAAGAAAGGTTCACACGATTGATTATGTAAATAGAACAATTGATGGCATTCCATATATTATCAATTCAAACACAGGTGCAATTTCAAACCCAGCAACTTCTGAAGGCACATATGCAATGGCTTATGGTGCATTAAAGAATTATGAAGTTGCAGTATTCTCACCAGTAGAGATTGCCAAATCAAATGATTATAAATTCAAACAAGGAATTATTTGCTATAAAGCATCAGTATTCGTTGGTGGAAATGTTGTTGGTTATCAAGGATTCGTTAGAGTTAAAAAAGGTGCAGCAGTAACACCATAAGAGACTAATAGATAATTATGGATACGGATTCAATCTTAATTAAAGTTAAGAGAAGTCTGCTTATTCCTGATAATGAAACTTATGCTGATGGAGAGATTAATATCCTAATTGAATCATGTAAGGAATTAATCTCTTCAACAGGTGTAAAAAGAGAAGTTGTTGATTCTTCAGAGATTGCACTTACTTTAATATTGATTTATTGTAAGACATTCTTTGGATTTAAAAGTGATGGAACAGTTAGAGAACTGCCACCTAGTTTTTATACAATATTAAATCAATTAGCAATATCAAGGGGTGAGTAGATGCCTAATATCAGAATTAGTTTAATTAAAGTAGATAGAAGAAAAGAAAAATATCATGTGTTATCAGATAAAGAAGTTATTGGAATTGAAAGAAGCTTAACCACTCAAGAGTTTGAAACAAGCATTCAAACAAAATTAAAAATCGAAAGAAAATTGATGGTTGTATCTTTCTTATATGGCGGAGAGAAATTTGTAAGAATTAATGGTAGTTATTACCGAGTAGAAAGAACATATGATTTAGGTCAATATGTAGAATTATATTTAGCAATAACACCACTTGAAGAAGAGGACTTCGTGCATGGATAATATGTTAACAGGGATAAATACCTTGGTTCAAAGATACGGTGAAGAGATTGCTTTAACGATAGATAAAAGAATAGATCAGACAGCTGATGAGATACTTGAATACATTAAAGCAAACGCACCAAGGTCAACTGGTGGAAGTAATCATTTGGCAGACTCATTTGTCAAAACAAAGATTGGAGACATTGTCTACATTTCTTCAAAAACCAAAGGGAAATTAGTCCACCTAATTGAACTAGGATTTAAACATACAAGTGGAAAGTTTGTTAAGGGAAGACCTTTCTTAATTCCAGCATATGAGAAGTTCACACCACAAATGCTTGAAGATTTAAAAAGGATAATTAAAAATGGCACTTTCTAATGATCCAATTTATAAAGCATTAAAACCAGTAACTGATAATGTCTTTTATCTAGAAAATATTAACGATAACGAAAACCTAAATAACAAGATGCCATTTATAGTTTGGAGTGTGGTTTCCAAAACACCAATATCGGCAGATAATAAAGTGGCAATTTACAAAGTTACATATCATGTAACATTAGTTACTAAAAATAGAAGTGAAGCTCTAGCACATAGATTAGAGCAAAGATTAAATGAAAAAGAACTACCACACAAAATGTTAAGTAGTTATCAAAACGATGATTTTTCATTAAATAGAGTTTATGAAATCCAAATTATAACTAAAGGAGGGTATTAAAAATGGGAAACAAAGTTTCATTCGGATTAACGAATGTTTATTATTCAAAAATCACAACAAATAATGATGTAGATGTTTACGGAGAACCAATCAGATTATATGGAGCTCAAGAATTATCTTCAGAAGTAATTGGGGGAAGTGAAAGGATATATGCAGATGATGCTGTCATTGCAACATTAACTCAAAACGCTGGCCGTAACATTACATTAAAATTAACGGAATTAAGCGAAGACTTCAAAACAAATATTTTAGGATATGTCAAATTAGCAAATGGAAATCTAGTAGAAATTAATAATGCTAAACCTGTTAAGTTTGCTTTAGGGTTTGAATTCCAAGGAGATATTGAAGCAAGAAGAGTATGGTTTTATAAGTGTTCAGTTCAACCAATTAATGAAGCAACCAAAACAAAAGGCGAATCTGCAGAAGCAAATAGCATTTCACTTTCGATTGTTGCTGAACCAGTACAAGTTGGAGCTTATTTAATTACTCATGTAGTTTCACATAAGAGTGATGACAATTACACTTCGTTTTTAACTTCAAAACCAGAATTACCAGTAATTGGAGGTTAGATAAATGGAACAACAAATTACAATTGGTGGTAAAACATATCGCTTAAAATCTTCATTATATTCAATCATTTCATATAAGAATACATTTGGAACGGAATTATTTAATGATATAACTGCATTAGAAAAAGCAGGGAAAAAGAATGATGATTTCGCAAAAGTAATTGATACAATCTTCAAGATTTTTTATATATTACATAAACCTTTTACCAATCAAAGTTATGATGATTTTTTGAATGAATTTGACTTTGAAATATTAACAAATCAAGAAGAGTTATTAAAATTAAGCGAAATGATAGCAGAGGCATTCAAAACAACAAAAAACGCCCAAGGGGGAAGCACAATAGAGAAGAGATAAGTGCTTCTCCCATTACAGCTTCAATTATATTAAATCTAGCTGAACTTGGAATTCCATTAAAAGATAGCGAGTTATTCAGTATAGATACTTACTTTGAAATAATTGATTTAAGATTAGAAACATTAAATAGTGATGGAAAAACAAGAAGAGCAAATCAAACAGATATAGATTTGTTTTTACTGTAGGAAGAAAGGGAAAGGTCATATGGCTGAAACTATAAAAGGTTTAAATATTAAATTAGGTTTAGATACATCTGATCTTGACCAAAAATTAAAAGATATTAATAGCGAATTAAAGGAAGAACAAAGAGACTTAAGAGCTATTAATAATTCACTTCGTTATGATAGTACCAACCTAGATAAATGGAGAGAGAAACAAGCGAAGTTAAATAAGATATTAGAGACTACCAAGAAAAGACTTGAAGTCCAAAATGCTAGATTAGAAGAATCAAAAAAAGCATTGGCCGTTGGTGCAATATCAGAAGAGCAATTCAACAAAGTTAGAAGGTCAGTTGAATATACTACTGCAGATATTAATAAATTAAATAATGAATTAAGAAAGACAGAAGAAAACATTAAAAGAATTAGTTCAATTGATGTTGAAAGATTACGAAAAGTAGGATCTGGATTTTCTAAATATGTTACAGCACCAATTGTCGCAGCATCCACTGCACTTGGTGCTATTGCAGTTAAAGCTACAAAAACAGCAGATGCTATTGCAGATGAAGCTTCAAAAGTAAATATGACAGTAGAAGCATTCCAAGAATGGGAATATGTTTCTAAAATGTTAGCTTCTGATAGTACCCAACTTCACAAAGCGTTAGTTAAGACAAATACCATACTTGGGGATGTAGCAACTGGCGGAGAAAAATACGGAACAGTATTAAGTGAACTTGGTTTAGAATTACACGAGTTAACAAACATATCTACAGATGAAGCATTCGAGTTAATAAGGAGTTCTTTATCAAAAGTAGAAGACCAAGCATTAAGAACAACACTTGCAAATCAATTCTTTGGCGAACAGCTTGCTAGTGAGTTAAACCAAGTATTAGGTGCAAGTTCTAAAGAGATAGAAAACCTACGAGAACAAGCAAGAGAGCTAGGGGTAGTAACTACTGAACAAGCAGAGATAAGTGGAAGATTTCACGACTCATTAGATAACTTAAAACAAAGTGTTATGAGTTTAAGTGTAGCAATTGGAGTTGAAATAGTTCCAACGATGCAGAAGATGGTAGAAACAATTCAAGCAAAAGTGATTCCAGTTATTAGGAACTTAACCAATTGGTGGAGTAATCTTTCAGGAACATTTAAAAGGGTAATTGTAATAATGCTTGGAGTGGTTGCAGCTATCGGTCCTGTGATATCAATTGTTGCAAAAGCAATACCATTAATAACCAAACTGAAAGGTGCTTTTGCAGGCGGTCAAATACTCACCTTTATAAAAGGTATATCCTTGGGAAAGGTGGCTCTAATCGGATTAATCGCAGCACTGGCTGCAATATTATTAAAGAATGAAAAGTTCAGAGAATTACTAAAACAAATAATTGAATTAGTAAAAAGATTACTTGAACCAATAGCAAAGTTAATAACAAGTTTACTCGATAAATTAAAACCAGTAATCGACTTGATAATTGAAGTTGTTAACAAGGTAATTGATGTAGTAGTCGAAATTATTGAAGGATTAATGCCAACGATAGAATCAATTATCAATATACTTGTCGACATACTTTCGGAAGTGATTGAACTTGTTATGGGTTTAATTGAAGAGATATTACCAGTCCTAATTATTTTAATAGAAGCAATCATGGAAATTGTTGAAGCGTTAATGCCGATTATAGAAATAATTATAGACTTGGTGTCTACAATTATAGGACAACTTTTAAATCTGATTAGAGCAATATTAGAACCTATTACAAGAATATTAAAAATCATTATTCAGATAGTTGGCAATGTTATTAGAATAGTTGGAAATCTAATTAACACAATATTAGAACCTTTGAATTCAATCTTAAATGTATTAGTTTCAATTATTGAAGTTATTTCTAAAGTATTAGAGGTAGTTATAAATGTTATTGTAACTTTATTAGAACCAGCTTTAAAAATTATCTTTGCGATACTTGAACCATTATTAGAGATAGTTAATGTATTTATCGAAGTTATTGCAATGATAATCGAACAATTAGCACCATTATTGGAGTTATTAATAGGACCATTAGTGGCACAACTTGATTTTATGGCCGATATATTTGAAGCGTTAGCACCACTTATTACAGCAGTTGGAGAGATATTCAGTTCGATATTAGCACCAGTATTAGAAATTATTTACGAATTATTAGAACCAATATTGTGGGTATTAGAAAAAATTATTGGTGCGTTTAAATGGATCATCGATAATATTTCTAAAATAGCAGAAGGTATTGGTGGAGTATTTCAAAAAGTGGGAGGTTTCTTTGGAGATTTATTTACAGGAAGATTGTTCCAAAGTAATAAAAATACAACTACGAATTACACAGCTCATAACAATGTAACAGTAAATACAACAGCAAGCACCTTTGATGTCAATTCAATTAATAAAGCACTTGGGGGTGTTTACTAATGCGAGAGTTATATTTGAAAAATGAAATAGGCGAAGAATTCAAGTTGAACAGAGATGTGCTTATTTACTCAATAGAAGGTTTAGGCATTGTAAAAGAAAATATTTATTTCAATTATGGATCTAAATCAAAAAAGGCAAGAACCGAAAATCCAATAAGTGAGATAACCTTGGGTTTAGTCTTCATGAAGGGTTATCTAGGGTATTTAGAATTTGTTGATTTCATTAAAACAAGCAATCAATTATTCCTACACTACAAAGCAGTAGATGAAAAATATTGTTATGTAGAATTAGTTGAACTAACCAAAGGGCAAATAGAGTTTGGTGTTTTAAGGTCAGAATTAAGATTAGATAAATTATCAAATTGGCTTAAGAGAATTGATTTAGAAATTAATGTTGAGCAAGTAAGTCAAGAAAAGAAATATCAATATAAATATCCATATACATATCATGCATCTGGAAGTGGAGTAATTAGAGTTACAAATAACGGACACAATAAAGCAGAAATGATTGTTAAAATTGTTGGTGCAGTAAACAACCCAGAGTTAAAGATTTGGCAATTCGAAAAAGAATATCAAACATTAAGATTATTAATAAATGATACAGGAACATTTGAAATATCTTCAATTTCAAACGATGCATATATTAATAAAAATGGAGAAAGTATTTACGGAATGCAAGATTTCACATGTACAAACTTTTTAACATTACCACTTGGAGAATCAAGACTTGAATTTAAAAGTGGAGTTACATCCCAAACGAAATGTTACATAACGATATTTGAAGAATACGAGGCAAACTAATGAAAGTAATAATTCTAGATAAGAAGACATATGAATTCAAAGAAGAACTAGATATCTCAAAAGATTATCAAATAGTTTTAGATATCGTATTAAATCAAAACAGCTATTTCGTTACAAATCACACCAAGTCTATATCAAGCATTGGAGATATAATAATTCTTCACGAACGATCGTTCTTTTATATAGGGGTAATAACAAACATAGAGTTAACAGATTTTGGAGAAATTAAACTAACTTCAATAGATTATATTTCTTCACTGGATTTTGAAATTAACGCTTTGGAGTTTAACGGTAATATTGGAGATGAATTAATAAGATACATCAAAGAAGAGTATGTAGAGAATCACGATGAACACCAAAACAGACCGTTTTTAAGACTTCTTAATGAACTTGATATAGTTGGAAAGATAACTGTAGAAGACAACAAATTAACCAAGTTTAGCGACTTTTTAAGGGATGTTTACAAACAATATAAGATAAGACTTGAAGCAAGACTTGGAATACTTAATGGAGTGATTACCCATTTAAAAATAGTAACAATTGATAGTAGAAATGAGCATATATTATCTTCAAACTTTCCAATGATTAGAGGATTAAATATTAGTGATAATAAAGAAGTTAATTTAAATAAAATTACTTTCATTCCGAATACCGATAATGTAATTCATAAAACAAAAGAGTCATTTTATTTATTAGAAGATAACACAATAACAGATGATAAAAATGCAGAAGGAAGAATTGTTGATGTCGTTGAGAAAAAGAAGTTTTATAAAGATAATGACATTAAAGGAAATATATATACTCATGTTTTTACATCAGGTCAAATTAAAACAAGTGCAGGTACAATTACACTTTCAAATATTAGTTGGTATCAAACAGCAGCTACATATGTTGGATTCGATGGATCAGGTTCAAAAAGGGGAGTCCAGATAGGTTCAGCAATGAATCCAAATACAAATGTCTTTTCGTTATCAACTGCAATATCAAACTTTGGAAACAACATAAAGATAACCCAAGTTAAGGTAACACTTGCGACAGTTTCAGTTCAAAACGAATATAACCTGCAAGCTGGAAATGCATCAACAGGTTATAAAAATATAACACAAACACAGAACAAGGAATATACCACCGATAGAATTAATGAAATTAATGGATATGTCTATATAAGGCTAAAAGCCGAAATCGGTGCAATGTATATTTCAAAGATAGAAATATCATATCAAGACCTTGATACTGAAATGGGAACACTTTATGATTTAGCATCTAAAGAACTTTTAAAAGAAGATTATATGCACAATATAAATTTCAGTATCACAAGAGACAATCAAGTGTTTGTTCCACTTGAAAAAGTAAAGTTAGGAGATAAGGTTTTATTTATTCATGGAGATAAGAGATGGGCAACGATTCTATCAAGAATTGAACTTAACGGAACAATAAAAGATTTCCTAATTACACTAGGGGAACAAAGAATTAAATTAACAGAAAAGTTAAAAATTATATTGGAGGGGAAATAAAATGGCTTTAAGAAAAATAACATTCGATGGTGCAACAGTATCAAGTAAAGATGATGCTGATATCAATTATCACTTGTTCGATTTAGTTCCAGCAGGAATTATAAAAGGACTTGGAAGTGAAGTTTCAGTTTCAGCTGGAAACAACACCATTATATTTGGGTCAGGTTATATACAAATTTATGGCCGAAGAATTTATATGGAAGCAAACACACAAATTGGTGTCACGCTTGATAGTTCTAAAAACGGATATATTGTTGTAGAAGTTAACCTTGCAACAAATACTATAGAACTAAAAAGATTAGAACAAACAAATGGTTGGCCGTCACTTACACAAAACAATTTATCGACCACAAATGGAAGATATCAGTTTCCAATTGCTAAATATACAAAGACAGCAACAAACTTAAGTTTGGATAGCGAGTTTACTCAGTCAAGACCAAAGATAGACACACTGTCAAATATGGTAAACGAAAAAAGTTCAGAAATAAGAACTGAATTATTAAATAGATTTAGAAGGGTAACAATACAACCAGTATCTCCTTGGGAAACTGTTAAGAAATATAATATGTCCGATTTTCCATCTCCAGTAGATGAGTGTTTGATTCATGTTAGATTAGGATGGTTTGCAACATTCGTATTTTCAGTAAACTTTTTAAAAGGAAGTTCAATGTCAAGTTTAAGGTATCGATATGCTGGAAGCGATTATTATTTGACCATTGAATATACAGGAACTCAAATGTATTTATACTCAAATAATACAGATCATAATGTAGGGTTAGTAGAGGTGTTTAGATAATGTTTAAAGTGTTTGAAGATAGAGAAATATTACTTGCATATTATGGTGGGTCAAGAGCTTACCAAAACAGTAATGAAAAATCGGATAAAGATATCATAGTAATATTAAATGATTTTGATGGTGCTATGCATATAGCAGATAGAGAAACAAATTGTGAGTATTATGTTTTTGGTAGAAAATACTACAATAAAAAAATGGAGTTTCACAAAAGTGTAACCCCACTTTTAAAGATTTTTAATGATGATATTTTATCACCGCTTGAACCATTAATTTTGGATGAATCATATAAGGAAACATATTTAAGTTATAAAAATAGAGATTTCAAGAAATACTTAAAACAATATCTAAATGCAGTTATTGAATATTATGAAACATTTTTATATGATGGTTCGTTAAAGAAAAACCTATATCACTTATATAGGATAGAAGAGCAAGTCAAAAGATATCTCGAAACAAATGAATTTAAAGTTGAATTAAGCGAAGAAGTAATCGAAAAGATTATTGTATTTAAAGAAAATTTCAAATCAAACTCACCAGAATATTTTGAAGAATTAAGAAACATATTAAATTACCTGAAGGCGGTGAGAGATAATGTCAGGGACTGAAATAACATTAACAGTTTTATCAATACTAGGTTCGGTAAGTTCTGTGCTTTTCGCTTATCTTGCATTTAAAAGGAATGTGAAAAACGATACAAAAGAGATTGGCCGAGAGTCTGGAACGGTAATATCAGATTTAGGTTATATCAAATCAAGTATAGAACGAATTGAAAAGAGGCTTGATAACTCGGAGTCAAAGTTTGATGGGATATCTACAAGACTTGCAAAAGTAGAAGCTAGTGTAGCATCAGCACATAAAAGACTTGATGATCAATTAAAATAAAGGAAGAATAAATCATGAACGAAATTGTAATAAACATTATTAGTGTAGTAGTAACAAGTATAGTAATTCCATTGATTACTTTTTTAGGTATCAAATTAACACAGTGGTTAAATACTAAAATCAAGGGAGAAAAAGAAAGAAACTTGTTAACAAAAATTACTGAAATTATTACGAATAATGTAGCTTCAACATTTCAAACATTTGTTGAAAGTTTAAAGAAAGAAAACAAATTCGATTTGAATGCTCAAGCACAAGCATTAAGAAAAACTAAAGAAAGTATATTTAATGAATTAAGTGATGAAGCAATTCAATATATTGATAATAATTTTGGCGATTTTAATGAATGGATAACTACTCAAATTGAAGCAACGATTTACAAATTAAAAAATTAAAACTAGGGCTCTATTTTCCCCTAAATTCCCTTATTGTTCCCTTGAAGGTAAAAATTAACCAGTTAAGCACTGTTACCAACTTTCTGTGGAGTTCCCCCAAAAGTATATAAGAATAACCAAAAGGGAACAAGAGGGTAAAAATTAACCAGTTAGGCTTTTTTCCATTTTTTGAGCCTGTCCCATTAAGGTCAATAATGACTCCAACTTGAGTCAATGCAATATTCTATTAGTGAGAAAAACGATAAAATATAGCAAAAATCACCTAAAAATGGGTGATTTTTTGTATTTTAGGTTAAAAATTTTTAGTTCAAATCCGATTGGAAGGTGGCAAGCGATTATGTGAGGTTTATTATATGAAATATAATGTAGCTATTAAAAAGTTAAGAGAAAAAATGATTCTTTCACAAGAAGAACTTGCTGAAATTTTATGCATATAAGATATATCTTTGTAGGAATTACCCACTCTAAGGTTAAACATAGAATCGAAAATAAGAATATTCAGCAAGTTGTTCTCAACAACCTTTAATTTGGTAAGGGAATGATATTTTTCATCAATTGTTACAAAATTTACTAGTTTCCTAAAAACATCGATGTTATACAATGGTTTATAACACTTGATTCAGATATGAATCATAAAAATAAATTTAAGTCAAGAGATTTGCTTATTTTTTTATAAAAAGATTTGCAAGTAATCTAGATTAAAAGTATAATTAGAATATAAAAAGTAAGAAAGGAGCGAAAACATAGATGAGAAAAATACTGGCTTTGGGAATAACAACTCTAATGCTATTATCTATTGGATACCTGACAGCCTGCAATCCAAATGACGAAGGAAATTCAGATTTTATGCAAGGCACTTATATTACTGATGACGGAATGGGACAAATAAAACTGTATGGGGACGATGAATATTCATTCAACATAATTTTCATAAGTCGTAGTATATCCGGCCGATATACCGTTACAGGTAGCAAATTATCTCTTTACGATGACAGCTGCGAATTAGTGTTCTCGATTGAGAACGATAAGATTGTGTTTGTCGCCGCTTTTGTTGACGGCAAAGAGGAGGATTGGATTATGCAACCAAGAAAAGAGTTTTTCTTTCAAGAATTAACTGAGATCAATACCGAGGATATGGTGGACTACTCTGCATTTCATTTTGAAAGTGCGCGGAGTTCGTTAGGTGCTCCAATAGTTTTAAATTATATATTTTTAATTCAAGAGGAAGAAAAATGATACTAAATTATTTTTAAGATGTTCAAATAATTGGTGTGTAAAATGAGTTCAGAAGACATTATTAAAGGGTTAAACAACTAAAATGGCGTCACAATCTCATTTTAGATTTGTGGCACACTTATAAATTAACGTTTACAAAAGAGCCGTTCATTATTTATTGATGAACTATAAGAGGTTGGGGATATTAATGAAAGTAGATATTAACATTACTGATATTAGCAACAAAATTTGTTCAAACATAAATATTTTTAAAGATAAAGACGATATTGGTTTGTTATCACAAAATATTTTATCAGATTTAAGACATTTTGTAGAAGCTGTGGTATCAAAAATATATTTGTTGGCGAATAATTTACCAGATATGGCCGTAGACTATTACAAAACAATTGTTCCGGGACTAGATTATATTAAAAACAAGCATGAATTTAAATTTATCAAAGATTTTCATAAACAATTGCAAATTTCAATTTCTCATTATACTAGAGATCCTGATAACTCGGAACGTTTACTATACAAATATATAGAAAATTTGTATAAAATCAGGAGTTTCTTAAAAACAAATTATGGAATGGAAGTATTGGAAAACTTAGAAGCCATTTCCTTAAATAACGAAGGAGATTTATCAAATTATTATAAACTTATTGCACAGAAAATAGAAATAAATGAACATGGAAATAGATTAAAAGGATTTAATGAAAGTTATTATATATGGAAAAAGAAGCCATTCTTTATAAATGGAAAAATCTATTATGAGATTACAGCTGTTGAGGCAAATGATAAAATTAGTAAATTCGATCGATTTGTATTCTATACTAAACTTGATATTAATCCTAATTATGCTATTAGAATAGATATAGTAAAAGAAAATGTTCTATA